GATCACTCCATGAAAATGCGTTTCGCAATAGATAAACGAGCGCTTACAGAGCTAGGGTTGCCTGTAGACTGAGAGATTGCCTTTAGGAAATCTTCATCATCTATTAACTTATCGTATGCTTGCTTAACAAATGATTCATTTGGTTCAGCTTCGTTATTCATAATATGAGTGGCTAAACCAACCATTGCGGCTTCATAAAAAGCAACGTTTAATGCAGTGCCGAGTCTAAATGGTCGTCCAACAGTACTTCTATTAAACAAACGACAACATTGTTGGAACAGATCAATTAACTGGCTAAGAGTTCCTTGCTCATTACTTCTATTGTTTTGAGCAAATAGATTAACAAAGTCTTTCATTGGTGGTTTGTATTCATCGCCATTCATTAGCATTGCGAAAAAGCGAAGTATTAACTCCTGATCTTTCATTCTTTCATTTTCGCGACCATATATTGCGCGCCAATCATCAGTCTTGTTAAGTTCTTTAACCAACTCAATCAATGGACCGTGATAAACAGCACTTCTAATTTCTTGAGGCGTTAACTTGCGGCCACCAGAATTCAATCGTTCGAATATATGATAAATACTAGTATCATCTTCTGTAGGAGTATCTTGTTTAACTACCGTTGCATGTATAACGCAATTATCTAAATTTATCCGGTCTGTAGTATCAAGATCTTCGTAAGTTCTATCTTCAAATGACGACTTAACTTTCTTAAGCTTAAATACCCTTTTTGAAGAATCTCCTTCTTTTGGGTTGAAAAATCCATCGTAAAAGAATTTTAGAGATAGAAGACGTTGCTGGCCGTCTATGACCAACATTTTTTTTGTCTCTGGATCTTGAGCTAAGAAAATTCCCGGTACAGGTAAACCGAGAAGCAAAGATTCTATTAAACGCGAGGACTCAGGCATTTTCCAGACAAAATCTCTTTGGAAAGGTGGTATATAAATATCACCTCTGTTAATTCGTTTCACCAGACCTTCAACGTCGAAATCGATACCATAGCTTGTAATTTCGTACCGCGAAGAGTCAATGTTCTCTTCATCTTCTAAGATATCCTCGACGTTCTTTTCTTCTTCTAACTCAGCTAGGAGTTCTTGAATATGCGTGTTTTCTACTGTCATTATAATTTCCAACTAACTTAAGGGCATAAAAATCGGTTCATTCTAAATCATTGAGTTAATTGTAAAAGCCCTAGATAAAAAAAATGAGATAAAAAACAAGGGGCATAACAACGAGTTTTACAAGTTGTTTAGTGAAGGAGAGGTTCTATATGTAAGTTAAAAATATAGCTTTACTTATAAGAATCAGCCTTGAGAATCACTATGATCAATCATCTTTGATAATGACGTTATCTCTGCTTCAAGGCATGAAACTTCATAGTCATATTCAACTCTTAAAGCTGTTAACGAGTCCCGTACCTGTTCACGTTTAGCTATCAAGAACTCTTTGAAGGATAGGGATGTATCTTCTTTCTTAACGTCGCATTCAAACTTGCATTTGACGGTATCAGGGCACCAGAGCCAATCAACCATACCTTCGTTCAGCTTCTGTAAGCAGTTCGGGCAGTATCTATCTTCTTTCTTAGCCACAATAAGATCCAACTAACTGATAATTATAAGAAGGGGTCTTTTATGATATGCCCCTTGATGAAGTGAAATAAAACTATCACTTTTTGTATGGTTAAGCAAAACAGCATAGTTAGGTGGAATTTACCCCCGTAATACAGGACGGGGGTTTTGGCACCTCCTTGGTTCCCTCCATAAAGGCACCTCCCGCAAGCGGTGCCCTCCTTGAATGGCACCTCCCAAGGAGGTGCTGAAAACATGTCTGGCAGGGCGAGGGGTTTATTTTGTGAAGAAAAAAGCCCTGATGAGTATCAAGGCTTGGTTGGTGTAAAATGTTCGGCTCTTACAGCCTGCGGCTGCGCTTTCCGGTATAAATCGCGCAACGATTTATCAAAGTGGCCTGTTATGCGGTGTCACCAGTGACGCCCCTAATTCTTGTGCATAGAGACGACTTTCCCAGACTCCATATTGCGCAGGACATTTATAGTCAGTGCTTCGTTATCGCACATCATTGAGGCCGCTTGCTTAATATCGCTCTCTCTATCTTCCGGTATCCATAGAGTGACCTTTTTCAGCCCTTTATCCTTCATCTTCTGCTCATACTTCGCATTGCGGCTCATGGCTTGCTCCTATAACGATACAGATTTAGAAATGATGTTCTGATTGTCCGTAAGCTCTTTATAATCACCACAGACAACGATTCTGGTTGCTTCCTTCCACGTCACCTTATAGACACATTCAGCCAGTACAGCGAACTGATAGCCGATTTTCTCTAATTCCATGTGGTCGAAGCTAAACAGCTTAAAATCGTCTTGGTACACATCGATATAAATCCGATAGAACGTTAGATCCACGTCTATCTCAGATACAGCTTTAGAGCGCGAGATATAAGATATTTGTTTTGAATACCCGCTAGCCCACAGATCAAAGCCAGACAGTGCTCCGAAATCTTGATTGCTTGGCTGACCTTCAGGCGGTGCAGCTGGAGCAGGGGAGCTATCATCTGTTTTCACCTGAACATCAGTTTGCTGAACCTTCGGTTTGTCTTTTTTCTCTCCCATCCCTGCAAAGAATCCCCCAGAACTGAAGAAGTAGCCAAGGCCACCGATGATAAGAAGTGGTCCGAGCCACATTTGCCACTGCTTCCACAATGGTTTGATGTCCTTGGCTAAGGCTTCCTGAACAGTAACGTTCGATGCGGTATGACTCTGGTAGAAAGGAAAGTAATCTTTTTTGTAAGTTCGTATCCCTTCGTTCAGCACCGTTCCATTGGCTCCGTTCTTTACCTTACGAGTGTAAGATTTGGATGAACCCATCGCGGTGTTTTTCACGCAGTAGTATTGCACCTCGATCATATCTTTAATGTCGCGGTGTACTTTGCGCAGGTTCTGAGTCATTAAGGTGATATCGATACCGTGGTGACGATGCATAGAATAGAACTCTAAGATATCGGTCGGGCATCCCCTTGCAGGTAAAACGGTGTGCGCCTCATCGATAACATACAAAGCGGCGCGGCCATGTTCATCCCGCCAATCATCTTGGTAATCCGCTATCTTAGAGAAAGGTCTATCGCTTGAACCGTATTCATTTAGCTGGCCGTCGATAACGATTAATAGCTCTCTGACTTCCTCACCAAACACCTTAACAAAGTGATCGAGATTAACGGCCACATTGGTGATAACTTTGCGGCCATCTTTAAGGGCGGGGATGATGTGAAAAGCGACCGCTTCATAAGATTTCCCGCCTCCTGGTCGCCCCGTAATTGCGTTTATCATGAGCCTAACCGAGTGAATGGAATCAATTGCAGAAGCATACGAACCCCCAAGGCCGCTATTATCATGACCATAGCTTGGGGCAATCCGATTTGTGAGAGTACCCAAGCCGCTCCGGCAGGGATTCCGGAAAAGTAGGAGCTGACATCAACCGGAGCAAAGAAAGTCACCGCACCTTCAACCAGCTCATAGGCCAGCGCCATGATGCTTTCCAGTATCCAGAAGAAAAGATCCTTTAACATATCGGCCAGCGAGATAAGCAAGCGGTATAAGAACTCAATCAGCTTGTTAAACAGGTCTACTATCCAATCCATATTAGCCTCCGAAGATTATCTTTCTGCACGTCATGCCAGCAGTGAACAGCACACACACCCTGATAAACATGAACACATAGTTAAAATTGACGTAGCTTTCTAAGTTGTATTTGGTGAAACCGAAACCGGAAAGATCCAATACAAAATCAGGTTTGGCCGCGTTGCTTAAATCGATATTGCCGAACTGGTTTAACAGGCCATTTTGTACAAGTCCTTTGATATTGTTCATACCTCCGCCAACCGCATCACCAATGCCATTGGGATAGCCACTTTGATAAAAGCCGGTACATGAGTTTGAAGCGATACAAGTGCCGCCCGTTCCTGCGCCTGATGTGTCAGTATTGGCAATACCGTCTAAAGTTCCTTCAATCCCGTTCAATGTACCTTCGATATCATCGAGAGAATCCCCAATCCCAATAACCCCTTTTCTAATAGCGTCTGCATCGCCTGCGATAGCATCAATATTTGTGCTCATACCATCCAGAGTTGAATCCATAGAGCCGAGATAAGATTGAACATTTTCAAAACCCACCTTAGTTGCAGTGTGAAGGCCTTTAATAGCCTCCGTATTGTGATGAACTCGTGCGCTGACGTTATAGACTTCAAGGCGTAACCGTTCCTGCGATTTATTTATATCGATGTTTAAATCATTGAGGGCTTTGTTTACATCAGAATTCAGGTTAGTAACGGCCTTAACCACATCACCGTTATCGCCTTGATTAGGTGTTGGGTTAGGCTGTTCTACTGGAGCGGTAGGGTCAACAGGTTCAGGTGTTGGGGAGGGGCCACTTGCTGAACCGTCAGGAAAAGGGTCTGCATCGGGAATAGGCGCTGTATCTGGATTACCATCGTCAGGGTTTGGGTCAGGATCTGGTGTATCTGTTGGCGGGAACTTAGTACCACCGAAAAATTTACCAATATCACTGGTCTGGCAGGACTCTGAAGTAAAAGTAAAATCGCCAGACCAGAAATTATCCTCAACGGAAATGAACAAGCCAGCAGCATTTAACCAGCATCCATTATCACCAGAGCCCTTACAAAATGAACTAGGATTTTCGCCGTAAATCGTAGCATCCCATCTAAGACGCCTAGGACTAGAATCTTTAGCTAAAATCTGACAGGTAGTTAAACACTCGCCTTGATATTTTTGCGTACCTTCCGGACAGGCTTCTTCGCATATCCCATTATCAGGATTGATTTCCTTAGGTAGCTCACAAGCTCTTATTGAAAGTGCAAAATAACCAGAATATTTGTAACCGAAATTGTCTTTTACCGCGACACGCAATTGAGAGCTGGTGATGGACGTAGAAGTAATAGTGAAGGTCTTACTGCCTGATGAGAACGTGAAGCCGTTATCACATGCTTTAATCAATGTGTAATCTATGATCATTCCCGATTTGACATTATAGCAAGGCTCAGCAAGGTTTGAGTTATAACCATCCCGAACGTGGCGCGTATCATCTTCCCCGGCTAACGCCAAAAAAGGAAAAGTGAGGGACAGAAAAATTAGTATGTATTTCATGATTCAACCTAACAAAAAAGAGGCCGAAGCCCCTTTAAAAGTTATTGCATGTTGAGGGCGGCTATCAGGCCAGAGAGACCTCCGAGCAAAGTAAAGATAAATGCTTGGAGGTCAAAGAGAGCAAGTAACAAACTAAGCCTTGCTTACCGCACGTTTTGCCAGAGAAATGGCTTTCAGTGCGACAGCAATACCCACAGCCACAACACCGATAGAAACCACGTTAGTGGCAACCGATGAGAAATCCACTTCCGCCCAAAGAGTGGATAGGTCAACAGCGGCATTAGCTGCACTTGCGAACATTGCGACAAACGCGAATAGATACATACGAAGTTTTTTCATAATAGATAGTCCTATAGTAAACGTACTGCTTTTAATGCAGCCTTGATGGGGGCTGCGAGAATGTAGCCGAAGAAGACAAGCGCAAAGCCAAACGACCAGTACTCGACTACTTCCGCTCCGGTTAGTGAGGTGTAATCAGTGAGGTAGGTGTAATCCTCAGAAGTGAGAATGACATACCCGTTACAACTCTCTAATGGGGTGGCGACCTCAGACAAAAAGCCTTCTGAATTCGCCATAACACACTTAGGCATCGGTGAGTTCCTTAACCTTTCTTTCCACGGCTAGTTCTAAAGGGGACTTACCTTTAGAGAAGAAACGCGCTTCAATACGGGATGCAACAAACACGATGCCGTCATAGATAAACAAGCCCGCCACAACAGCCGCGACAGACTGAACAAACAGCAACACAACAAAGTCAGTGAGTGATTCGGGACTTGTGAACATTTCGACTCCTTACTTCATGCTGTTTTTGAAATGCGTTTTGATTTCATCGTCAACCGGAATCAGTTCAGTGACGATAGCGCCAGCCAGCGGGTCAGTCGGGTCGATATCCAGCTTTAACTCGTACTCACGACGAGGAACGAGAGCACCACACTGTTCAAGCCGTTTGGCATAAGCCGGATCAACACGAATAGGGGTATCAAACTGCGGGTTCACATCACCAGATTCGCCAATGGTGCGACGCTTGAATTTCTCGGTGTTGATTTCACGTAGAGGACGCGAAACGTTTAAAATTACTTGTTCGCCACGTGCCGGACTGCTCATGATGTCCATACCCAATACAAAAACAGAAGCCATAATTTAAGTCTCCAAAATATGATTGATGAGTTCCCCATGCGTATCGGGGAGAGAGAACCGTTGGCCGTCACGAATGACCATGCCGACAGCCTTGTGAACGTCTCCTTGGAGTTCTTCCAGAAGAGAGTTCAGAATTTTTCCATACTGTCTTTTCATCCAGTACACTTGTGAAAC